TAAAAAATGCGACGAAGTCATATTTTTTTTTTTCTATATTTTTTAGTAAATTATTTCTTACTTTCTTTCCACATTTCACCGATTTTTTTCATTCGATCTTTATGGGGGACATCTTTTAATTTAGACATTTCTGCTTTAACAAACAGATTGTAAGCACTTAATTTTCTTTTAGGTTTAGATTGATCTTTTTGATCGCTCTTTTTTTCTTTAGGTTTGGCTCCTCCAGAAGATTGATCAAAAGGAGCAGGAAACGATTGTTTACTCATAACATTTTGTGATCCGACGGCCATGGCTCCACCAACTCTCTTTTCTAATTGTTCTAATTGTTCAAGTGATTTATTAGCACGTATTTTTTTTGCTTTTGTAGGCATTTTATTATCAACAAGATAATAAAATTTTCAAATAAATCTACAGCAAAAAAAAATTATTTATTTTAAATATCATTTTTATTTATCATCAACAATATTATTTCTCTTTAATTTCGGCACAGTTGTGTATATACCAAGTATAAGAGTAATCATACTAATCCAAATAGATCTATCTTCACTATTATCAGTTATTACAAGTAATTTATAAATTGATAATCCTAATATTAAATAAGAGATACAAACCTGAATCATAAATTTCATAAATTCTTTGTCACACTTAAAACAACATGACCTGTATTCATTATCCTTATCTTCATTTATTAGCAATATTGTTTTTTCGTCCATTTCTTTTAAATCATTATCTGGAGTCATATTTTATAATAACAAATAAAAAAAAATATTGTATATAAATAAATGGAAAAAATTATAGCACAAATCCAAAAGTTCAAACCAAATCTGAAAGAGAATTCAATCAAGACCTATCTTGTTTCTTTGAAAAAAATAAATAAATGTGTAGGAGATGATCAAAAAGAAGATAAATTTAAATTTCCAGAAGATCCATCATTTCTTAAAGATACTGATAAAGTATTAGATTGTATTAAGGATGAATTAGATACAACCAAAAAGAACCGTCTTAGTGCAATTGTAGTTTATTTAAAGTCATTTGAAGATGATAAAAATCTTAAGATAATTGATACCTATAGTAAGGAGATGGAATCTGTAGCTTTAAAATATCAAAAGCAAATAGACAAACAAGAGTTGACTAAAAAACAAAAGGATAATCTAATTACGATGGATGAATTCAAAGATATCATTAATGATATGTTTAATCAAATTGTTTTACAAAAATTATATAAAAAAACCGAATTAAATAATAAGGAATATTCAGAGTTACAAAATTATATATTATTAAGACTATATTTGGAATACCCTCTCCGAAACGATCTGGCAGAAGTAATGATAATTAATAGCAAAAAATCAGACAATGGAAGTAAAAATTATCTATTAGTTCGTAAAGAAAGTGTGTATTTATTATTGAATAAATATAAAACAGACAAAATATATGGTAAGAAAGTATATAAATTTGATGATAATTTAGTTAAACTAGTAAATTTATTATTAAAGCATAACAAGTCTGGATATTTACTTACTAAATATAATCGTCGTGATCCAATATCAAAGAATGATCTAACGAAATTGCTAAATCGTATTTTTAGAAAACAAACTGGGAAGACTATTGGTACTTCATTGCTTAGACATATTCAAATATCAGAAGATAGAAAAAATACTCCTACTATTAAAGAAATTGAAGAATCAAATAAAAAAATTGAAGATAGATTTCTACATAGCAATAGTATGAACCAAGAATATAGAAAAATTAAGTAATTACTACAAAGTAGCTGAAAAGGTAACATTAAGACTAATATTAACAACCCCATTAATAGAAGCTACACTGGTATTTGTTGTTTGGAATAAGGTCTCAATTACGTTAGTTCCTGAAGGTGCTATTATTGAAGGAGAATTAGTTACATACAACGGTTTGCCACCAGCTCCGTTAGTAGAAATATAGCCAATATTATTCATGTTTGATGGAGAAACGATAGTCATACCAGCAGGGATACTAAAAAATATAACTAAAGCAGTGCCTATGACATTGCTGCCTGTATCAAAATTAAGTTGGCAAGCGACATTACATACACCATTTACATAGGTATATCTAAAATTCTTTGAAACAATACTGACAGGAACCACACCAAGATCTAAAATAGATGGTACATAAAATCCAGATTGTATAGTTGGAGGAATACTAGGATTGTAAGGAACTCCATTGACTTCTAATGTATTACATTTGAGTTCATTAGCACCAATTTTCAAATAAGGTTTAATAGAACTTTCTGTAAATTTATTAAGAGACATTTTTATAATATACGAAGATTATAAAAATAAATAAATTTTAAATAGTTATTGTTTTTTTTATGTAGAAGACCATACACGGAAACTTGCAGTTTGTAACAAAGAACTTCCACTAGTTCCTCCAGCACTAGACATATTTCTTTGTATCTGTAGTGCATTCAAAGGGTTCGAATTCATCGTGTTTAATGTCCCGCAAGTATATGTTCTACTAGCAACGGATCCAGTTAGTTGATCTGTTAAAGTTAGTGTTATATCAGTACTGTTAACTTGATTTGTCATTTCCAAAATAAACCAAGTTGTTGACGGTGTGGTACAAGGTATAATTGTAGCAACTTTAGTTGAACCAGAGATACCTCTAGTATTAAAAGACCAAACTGATTCCCCAGATTCCTGTATAATTCCCATGGACTGGGTTGTTAACGATGCTATAGTCGTCGTAGCATTCAAAGTTGGTGCTGTATTTGACTGGAAAAATCCAATCATAGTCCGTGTAGAAGCATTAACAGATGTATCACCAAGACCAAAACCAATAACTACTCTAAAACCTTGCCTAGGAAAGATTACAGGCATAGTATTAGCTCCAAGCCACCCGCTGACAGAACCATTTGAAACATTTGGGGTATTGCTCTGAATTCTGTATTTATTTTCTCTTAGAGAATTTATAGTTATTGTCTGAAGAGATAGACTGCCTCCAAGATTACTCATCCAATTACTAGTACTATCAACTACGGTAGCTACACCTGTCCCCACATATCCGAAAGATTGATATCTCCATTTTGAATATTCAGTTAACTCATTAACATAACGTTGATTTGCGCCATCTGTAGGATTAATAGGTGTACTCATATTTTGTATTATATTATTATTGAGATTAATAACTCCTGACATAGTACCTCCTGTTAGACTTAAGTTTAAAGCATCCTGTGTATCAACATAAGATCTGTTCGTTCCATCCAAAAGATTTACAGGTGTACTCATATTTTGTATTATATTATTATTGAGATTAATAATTCCTGACATAGTACCCCCTGTTAGACTTAATTTCGTATCAACATATGCTTTATTACTACTATCTGTTGATAATATAGGGTCGGACATATTAAGAATGGAATTATTATTGAGATCAATTTGTCCAGAGACCATATCAATATTATTTGTAATAAGAGTATTGGAATATACATCTGATAAATTATTTTCAATTACAAAATCAAAATTGTTAGTATATGGAACATTTAATAATCCTATAGTACTAGGAAAAGTAAGTCCAGTTCCTCCAGATCTAGCATAAATATTGCTTATATATGATGGTGCTATATTAGTAATAACATTAGAATTGATTTTTTCAGTAGAGACTCCTTGATATGTAATAGTGTAAGATGTACTTGGCAGAAAAACTAAACCAGTTACAGCAATTCTATAGAATCCATCCACTAGATCTATTTTTGGTATAGTATAAGTTCTTTTTGTATTTCCAGTAGTTCCTAATGATGAATTTCCATTAATTGTCCATACATATATAGTTCTAGGAGTATCTGATAGTGTCCAAAGCAATTCTGGAATTTTTAAATAAGTAACTACTAAAGGAGAAGCACTTATAACATCAAATGAAAACCCCCAAGTAGAAGGAGTTGAACCAATGGATGATATATTATTTATACCAGAATAGACACTTGTTATTGTATTAAGAATTGATCCTCCAGCATGGATGTTCCCGTAGGTATAAAAATCTGTTGCCGTTGAATCGTTAATATCTATACTATTTTCTAATAAATTCAAAGAATTATTAGTAACAACTTCTTTTGTAACTGGATTGTAAGTTAGAACTGGATTTGTAACTAAGTTATCTGCTCTTACAGGGTCAACAAATATACCTGATGATGTAGATATAAGACCTAATGAATTTAATCTACCAGATGTTCTTACTTCAGTTATACTAGTATTACCTAGTTGAATTTGATTACTAGCATTAGGTTGAGAGTTATACCCGATTGCTATCGTATTGAACTGATTTGTTAAATTTAAACCAGCATCAGATCCAATAGCAACACATGCATCTCCAGTGCTATTTTTCAGAGCTCTAAAACCTATGCAGGTATTATCTATTCCTAAAATATTTGTTTCAAGTGATTCAGCCCCAAGACAACTATTTCTACTTCCATTTACAAGTGTTTTAGCACTTCGGAATCCAACTGCGGTATTAGCAGTAGTTGTAGTATGGTTTGATAAACATTCAGCCCCTATACTGGTAGTTCCAGTTCCAGTAGATAATGGATTTGGTACTTTATTTATTAATACGGAAGTAGTTTCATTGTTATCTTTTAAAAATAATTTATTTATGCTTCCACTAAAATTAGTATTTGTAGCAGTAGATGTTTGTAATTGGGTTTTTGATTCTAAAGCACTAATTCTTTGGTCTATCTCAACTTGATTTGTAAAGAAACTTACTAAAGCAGGATGATTTGTCCCAAAAGTTGTACTTCCTGTTCCGCCTGAATTTAATACTGCTACAGGTATAGATACATATCCATTTACTATGATTGTCGGAGTTCCTGTCACATTATATCTAATGAAATTAATTGAATTTTCTCTATCTTGTATATATACATCTGTCAACGAAGTTATATTTGAGAAAAATACTTCAACATCAATATTATCAGATGTTAAATGATCAATATATATTTCTGTTGCTAGAGATTGGTTAGCATTGTTATAAGCTACTTGACCTCCAGCTGGTGGTGCTATAGTTATGCCACCGTGAGATGTATACAAGTAAAAGTTTGAATTTCCACTATTTCCAGAAAAAGTAAGGGTAGTTCCGTTTGCTAGAAGATATTCTGTTGATAGACCTCCTGTTAGTTTGAAACCTGTATCACTTTCTACCATATGATTGAAATAAGTTCGGGTTACATCTGTTTTAGCTTCAACTATATTTTGAACCTTATTTTCAACTGAAACGATAGATGGAATAGCATTGGTAGCAGTAATTTCTTTTGTAATCTGGTCATATTGTAATAGATTTGTTGCTGTGATATTATTTTCTCTTATAGGATTAATATATAAACCTGAGTTTGTTCCATCTAAAATTGAAATTCCAGCATTCAGAATAATACTTCTAGTAGGTTGTAATGTATTTCCAGCTCCATATCCTATAGCGATACAATTATCTCCTTGTGTTGTAAACCCAGCAGACTGACCAATAGCTACTGAATTAATACCTTGGTTTGTTTTACCTGCATTTTTTCCTATAGCAATACCATTTGCTTGTTGTAACGAATTACCAGCGAAGCTACCAATAGCTATAGAAGAATCATTAGGACTATTATTTACTAATGATATGTTTCCATCGTACATCGTTAGAATACCAGATTTTGTATTATCTAAATCGTTTACCAACTCTATTCCTTGAGTACTTGATGTATATATTTTTCTAAAAGGATTTACACCAGTCCCTAGATCAATTGTTGTTGTTTCAGGATATAGTGTTTCCATTATAGGATTAATACCTCCAGATGCTTGTGTTGATGAAAAAATTTCACCTAATACAGAATCATATGCCAATATTTTAGTATACGATGGTAATTCTCTTATTGGTTTTATAAAAAGACCTTCTGTATAAGAGTTTATTTCGTCACCAGTTGCATTTAAAATCATTGAATTCATATGAGTGTTGGTCTGCCCAGCACTTTGACCTATAGCTATTGAATTAGATCCATTCTCTCCAAGACCTGCAAAAGACAAGGAAGCACCTGCTAATGTTCCGATAGCAATTGCATTTGAACCTCCATGGGCTAAATGTGCTCCGTTTCCAATACTGATTGAACCTGATAGATTATCATCTCTACCAGCTTGGTACCCTATACTAACAAGGTTTTCTGATGTAGAATTTTGATTAGCAAAATTACCAATGGAAGTACAATTGAAACTAGTATTTAATCCTGCTTCAAAACCGAGATTTACATTAGCACCATCAGATTTACTTGATAGATTAATATTACCGTCTATTATAGATAAAGACCCTGATTTATTTTCGTTTAATGGATTTACCAACTCTATTGTCTGATTTTGAACATAAAGCTTTCTAAATGGAGCATCAATTTTGCCTAAATCAATATCATTAGTTTCAGGGTATAAATTTTGTGTTATAGGGTTCGTAATACCACCCCCACCTCCACCTCCGTTAGTCCATGTTACACCACCTACCCCATTAGATGTTAAAACCTGACCCGATATACCTTGATTTGGTAGTTGTAAGTCTATCGTTGAACCATCTTCATTAGCTTGTTGAATATTTGTATAAAAAGTTAATTGGCTAGCAAGACTTGGATTGCAAACATGATTTAGACTCATATCTTTATTTATTATTAATAATATAATAATAAATAATTTAAAATATTTTGTAAATATTATTTGTTACTCATAAGTTTTAGATGTTTTGAACTCTTACGATGTTTTGCTAAACTATCTTTACAAATTACTGAACCACATTCACAAGTTATTTTTTCTTTCCTTTTTTCTTTAAGCTTATCAGCATTTTCAGTACGATATTCTTTCCTTTTTTCTTTAAGCTTATCAGCATTTTCAATATAGTATTCTTTCATTTGTTCTTTAATCTTATCAGCATTTTCAGTACGCCATTCTTTATTTTTTTCTTTAATCTTATCAGCATTTTCAATATAGTATTCTTTATTTTTTTCTTTAATCTTATCAGCATTTTCAATATAGTATTCTTTCATTTGTTCTTTAATCTTATCAACATTTTCAGTACGCCATTCTTTATTTTTTTCTTTAAGCTTATCAGCATTTTCAATATAGTATTCTTTATTTTTTTCTTTAATCTTATCAACATTTTCAGTACGATATTCTTTCTTAGTTCTAGTTGGTATAGAACAATTTAATTTACTCTTTAAAGTCTCAATCCAGTGACGTTCTCTAGTTTCTAACTCTCTTTTATTCTCACAAGGAAATTTCTCAATCTGTATCATAGACCAATTTTCAAATCCTCCGTTTTCTCTTATTATTTTATAGACATTTAAATTATATTTATTATAATTAGAATTATTACAACTTCTTTTATGAGATCTCTTTCTTTCTGTAAAATCTGTAGTTGATCCAACATATTCATCCTTGATATTAGTATCATTACAACATAGTTTATATATTAATCCATTTCCGTAGTTTACCATTATTATACATTATAAAACATTTGTTTTTAAATATCATTTTTATTATTAGTAATCTGGAATTTTAAAATTTCTAAATTATTATATATACTATAATAAAAAAACAATGAGCTTAAATAATTTTTCAAATTCAACCAAAGATGTTGAAAAGAAGTGGCTTGATGTGAGAGCAAATTCTGTATCAATTGGAACATTTCCTTGCACGATAAATATTCAATCTTATCAACCTGTAATCTCAATTGCAGTATTAGATGGAGTTATAAATAATACATATCCTGCTACTTATTATTGTTTAGGAAATGCATTGTTTATCAATGGAATTGTAGATATAACATCAACTAATACACCTCAAAATAACTTTAGAATATTTTTAAATAATCTACCAACTGAATTATCGTCATTATTTTTAAATAAAGACCATAGTTCTCACGGGTATTTGTCTGAATATGAAACTAACACTCTTACAAATTCTGGTCAGATTGTCAAATCAGTATGGAATGTCAATACTTTAGAAATAACATTATTTTATGATAAAACCAACACATCAGTAGCACAATACAAGATTAGATATTTTCTTCAAATAAATAAATAATTTTTTTATATATCTCTATAATATAAAAACAAATGTCACTTAATAATTTTTCATCTGCAAATCAAATTCAACTACTACACCTTATAGAATAAGATATAATATTCAAATTCATAGATAAATCAAATTTGCTTAAAAACTGGGAATGTAACTTGATATGATAAATTATAAAATACACCTGTCTGTAAAGTAGTAGTATCAAAATTGTTAAATAATATTTGAATTATTCTATTGGTTGTTGGGGTGGCCTGTATAGCAACGAAAGGTTTTACTAATCCAACACCAGTATAAACTCCACCAGATAATTGACCTAATATACAAAAAAAGGTATAACTAATATCTAAAATATAACCCTCAGGAATTGTTATATTAAATGTAAGTAGATTATTTGTTGAACTAGTATGAGAAAATTTACAAAATGATGTTAAAATCATCCGATCATTAACAACCCAATAATTAGATGTTTCAAAAGCAATATTCCCATTTGGGGAATTAATTTGAGTATAACAAAATGAAGCATTAGATGACGATATTGGTAATCCATTTACTTTCAATTCTCCAGTATTCAATTGAGAACAACCAATCTTAAGATAAGGTTTAATTTCAGTAGAGTTGAACTTGTTTAAACTCATCTTTTATATAAAGAGAATATATAATATTTTGTGTAAATATTTTTGTGTAAATATTTTATATTTTCTATATTATAATAAATGAGCTTGAATAAACTAACTAATAGCGAAATTAAGCCTTACTTGAACATTGGCTGTAATACTCTGAATTGTCTAGTTCTTCAGCAGGGAGGTACAGAAGTATATACAACTTATTCATATTATAATAATATTACTATGACTTCGTCAAACGGTACAATTAGTAATTCTACGGCATATATATCATCTAACAGGGGAATTATGACAATGAATGTACGTGCTTTATTAAGTGTTGCTACTGATAGCAGTAGTATTTTTATTACATGTAATTTGCCCTTACTATTATCTGCTGATATAACTAAAGAAGCTAATTGTACAGGTCATATCACTGGTGCTAATAACAATTCTTTAATAAGTAAACAATGTATATTACAAACATATAATAGATTATACAGTCAATATTGTTCAATAAGCAATGTAACAGCTGGAGATGCTTGGATTAATGCTATATATACTTTCAAATATTTATAAAAATAATTTCAATAAAAATTTTATAATATTTAATATATTATAAAAAGATGTCAATCAAAAGTTTAAAATATATTTATCTCAACTTTAAAGACGAAAATATTGATATCACAACTAGGGAATCAAAGATGCCTTCAATTTGTAAAACTAGCCCTATTTTAGAAAGATGTTCTGATTATCTTTGTTCTATATCAGGATTTACTATTCCAGTAACTGCTATGAGTTCACCATTAACGGTGAAACAGATCAACATAAGATCAAGTACTATACCAGTTAAAGATACATTTTTGAATACACAGTCTGCTATTCAACCTCGTATTTTATATTCTTATTTTCCAACTCAAAGCGAACTTACATCTGGTATAATTTCAGTAAATGTTCAAAATCAGCTTTACAATGTCCTAGAATCAAATGAACAATTAATTAACATAGATTTATATATAGATATTATTTATACTGGATTAGTTCAAACATTAAAATTAACTTCTGGTTCATATGTATCAGTCAATGTTCAATTCAAAAAATCTTTGAGTTATAATGATATCTAAATTAATAAGATGATATCCGCTTTTAAAAATCTAATATTATTTTTATAAAATCTTTATAAAAATACTATTACCAACCTTCCTATTGATTTCGTCAAAAAATATTTTATGTTTTATTTGATAATCGTTCTTCAAATAGAACTTCAAATATTTTTTGACAAAATCTAAAATATCCTTAATCATAAATATAAACTAATAATTCTATTTATATTTATGATTAAGGATAGTTTAGATTTAAATATGAACTAATAAGGGGTAAAATAGTATAAATAATATTATTTATACTATTGGATAGTTCAGATTTAATATTTCTAGGTTTAGATTTATACTTTTGTATTTTATTAGATTTATTATTTTGTATTTTTGGATTATATTTATACTTTTGTATAAATTA